ACCACCGGACGGTCTCGCACCGCCCTTAACAGAATCGTCCTAGTGGCGAAAGGAGAAATACGAACTTTTCGTATTCCGAGATAAGCTTTAAACCTATCTCTCAATCGGAACGGCAGGACTTGAACCTGCGGCTATCAATTCATTAGAGCATGGAAGAATGAAAAGATTGCTCTTTCCTCTGAGCTACGTTCCGTCACAGCGCGCATAGCGCGCCGCTTATGATAGTATTTTTGATCTTTTTATTTTGCCGACGTCCACTAACACCGAATAATTGCTTGCGCCGAGTTTTTTCTTGCAAAAACCGAATGCCAGTGGACTTAAGCTATACTGGATGCTCCGACTTCTCAGACTGGTGCTCAGCGTCACTATCCAGATCGAGCAAATCTCCGGTGATGTCCGGTCCTTTTGATTTTGTTATATGTATTCTTTCCTCTGCACAAATGATAGGCAGCTGAAAGCAAATACCAAATATTGGACTATAAAACATTCTGTTACCTCCACATCAGAAACATGTTCAGCAACAGTAACATCACAAGTACCCATAATGCAATTGCTGTTTCTTTGTCTTTGGATTCTCTGCCAGATACAAATAGTATCAGCATAAAAATAACATCCAGCGTCGATATAATCGTTTTAATAATTACCATGGTTGTTTTCCTCTCACAAGTTTCTTTAGCAGGATTCGAACCTGCGAATACTGGAATCAAAATCCAGTGCCTTACCGCTTGGCGATAGCGCTATATTAACACTACTTTTCCGTCATGTAATAGACCATGTTATCAAATACAGTTATTCCCATACAAGGATCATTCATCTCAACGCATCTGATCGATATGTTTTTAGATACTGCAAACATTTCGGCCACCTGTTGTTTATCCATGTTTGTGCTAATAACTTGAAAAGCCGAAAATGCCTTGTGCATATCAGAGAATACTTCTTTTTCTCTACCTAAATTTGCATACGTCCCAATGGTAAACGTTTTTCCATCAACCATAGCAGTTATCATTCCATGATTTGCTGTGAATACCGCTCGGTCAAAATCAAGCGAAACGTCTTTGCTTTGTGATACTACTCTCATACTTTTCCATCCAATCTCTTTTTGTTTTTGAGGATATTTAAAGGACTTAGTAGTGCTGATTTTCTCAACCTATCAAACCCCCTCCCCCTCCATGCCGAATCATGCTTTGAACATTGATAAATTGTTTGAATTGTTCGTACAATTCTCTGTTTGTGTTCTAACTATTCGTTAAACCTAAGTTTCTTAAACTGTTTAAACGAAAGTATGCGGCTCAAGGTGCTTAAACACTGGGCTTTAAATTGTTTGAATTGTCTATCACGATTTCACCATTATCTGGGCTTGAATTGTCAAAGTTGTCCGGCAATCTCGCACAATTCCCGCCTCCCAGTTTTGGGAGCTCCGAAGCTGTCAATGCTCTTGCTCTGGCTCCCTGGTCTCTTACGCCGGGCATATTAAAGCCGCAATACTTGTTGAGTGATGGCATGTAGTTCATGGGATTTCCTTTGCCGGAAACTTGTAAACCTACCAAACTTTCCTCACGCATTTCGTCAAGTTTTTTGCAAATGTCGGAACCTGAAGAGGCTAGCTGCACGCCATTGACCCAGCCATTTAATGTATCTCTATGTATTCCGGTAAAGAATGTAAACCCAACAATATTCACTACTTTCTCGTAGTCATTACACAGGTCTATATATATATCTAATACCTCGTTAACCTTATCTGTATCATAGGCATTATTAATATTATTATCATCCTTTAGGTACTTTGGGTTAACTTTAAATACATTCTCATAGACATATTTACAACAGTTATACCATCTGTTCTGCGATACTTTACACATGTCCTCAATGCTTCTCTCTTCCATCCAGAGATTTATATACATGTCAATGTCATCTTTAAAAACATCAACTGTATTATTTACTTCCTGCGTTTCAACTGCTGACATGATCGACATCTCCTCTCTCCAGTACTGGAATAATTAAAATAAAAAATGCAACTGATACAATCAGATCATGATGATCTCGACTGTACCGGCTGCATGAAGTCCGTTTCTTTCGGGACCTCGACGGCTGCCGCCGCCCGTTGCCCGAATGCTTTTTAATTTAATAAAACAATATCATTCTATCATTTTCTTGTCAAGGTATATTTTAAAATTAAATTTTAAGCCTGTATATTATATATATTATTTATATAAATATACTGCCTTATTTATAATATATATTTTTAATATTACAAGAGAGAATATAATCTTTCTCTTACTCTAGTGTCTATATCTACGTTGCAAAAATGTTGCAATTTGTTGCAAAGGTGTTGCATTGCAACAAAGCTGGTACAATTCTATCATTTTTATCTTGATTATATTCTAATTTGCACCTTTAAAATTTTGTTGATTTTGTACAAATATTTTCTATGTTTTTCACAAAAAAGACGGCTATTTTCATGCCGCCCTTTCTATTTATCTATGCTACTTTGTCAAGTATTTTTCTAATGTAATCAACACCTTTTTGAAAAACAAGGGTTTTAATATTTATCCGGATTTCTCCCGGTCTGGCTTCATATTTCTGTTCTATAACTCTAAAATATCCACAATCAATATATTTCTGATATGGTTCATTGTTCTGTTTCAAAATTCCGTTATTTCTAAGAATTTCAAAAAGCTTGTTTCTACCAATTCCCGGGAAGTTCAAAACCTTAGCGACCTGCCCTATATCAATAGCGTCTTTACTATCGGTTACGGCATCGAAAAATTCTTCTTTCGGCTTCATCCTCTCGTTTTCGGTCAAGAGCAATTTATTCTTTTCCTCAAGCTCTTGTTTTCTTTCCAGTGCATCAGCGTAAGCCCTTAACGCTGTAGGGTAATCTTTCGGGATTTCGTTTTGATCTTTGTTGAAATAGTTGTCAACAAGTCTATCATACACATCCCAAGCAATATCATTGTTTAATGATTTTGCATGAAGAAACGCGCCTTTCTCTGTCCAGAGATACAGACGATTAAGATTACTTGGCAAATCGTGAATTTCACGAAACGCCCGGAGTTCTTCTCCATCAAGCAAAATAAAATGTTTACCCTCTTTATACCGCCCTTTGTTATGATTAAAATTGTATGAAATCGTTTTACTATCTGTTCCATACGCGTCCGCAATCTGCTGTGTTGTGAGTACGCGAATATTTTTATACTCCGTCACTGTTAAATTATTCATATACATAAACCTTTCAATTTCTTTCAAATATAGTCATCTTGTGTAAAACTTAGCGTCATAATATCCTTAGTAAAACAAAATTGTATATTTTATCTTGCGTAGGTTTGTATATCTTTTGTAAATTCGTCTTGTTTCCCTGCACCACCTCCAAAAATAAAAACACGAAAGATTTCCCAACTTTTTGGGAATTGTCTTTCGTGTGCTTTGTTTGACTTGGTATGGTTTTTGTGTGTCGGGCTGGATTTTCTCCAGCCCTTTCTTTTAATTGTCTTCAATACCCTTTTGAGTATCATCGATCAGCTGATCGACCATCTTTTCCGCTTTTTCATAATCCTTAGATTTTAAAACTTCCTTTAAATCTTTCAGATCCTGCAAAAGTCTTCTTAAGTAACTTTTAAATACACTCATATCTTCGCTCATTTTTCTCCTTTCCGGCTTTCGCCTATTGCCTTTTGACAATATTATAATAGCATATATTTATCACTATGTAAAGTGATACTTTAATAAATTTCAAATTTTTTGTTTCTGTTTCAAATCTTCCTCTGTCTCTTCATATATAAATATGTCTTTAGGCTGCATATCAAGAATTAAGCAAAGACTATTTAATGATTTAGCACTTATATTCGTATCTTCGTTCTTTATCTTTTTAAGTGTCTCTTGACTAAGCAATCCTGTTGTTTTTGCCTTATACATATTAAATCCGGCGCGCTCTAACGCATCCCCTACATTAAATTTATATTTAATCATACTTTCTTATTCCTTTCTAAATCATTTTTATAAATCTACTATATAATAGATAATTCCCAAAGTCAATTAAAAATATTACCAAAAAAAGTGATAGAAAGTATTGACTATCACTTTATAAAGTGATATTATAATATCAACAGGAATACAAAGAACGGAGGTAAGCAAGATGACTGATAAAAAAATAAAGGATTTTACAAAAGGAATTGAAGAGATTGCAAAACTTCATCCAGCAGATCGAAAAAAGGTTTTTCAAATGGTTGCCGATCGAAACGGTGCCGCCGCTGCTGGATACATTGAAAAGAAAGTAAATGATTATGAAACAGCAAGAAACATGTTTAAAAAATGGTTTAAATAACGGGAGGCATGAACATGAAAAAAGCATTTACAACAGACGGGGAATATTTGGGAAGAGTAATAAAAATTGAAACCACCGAAAACGGCGTTGAGATCACAGCGCCGGGCGATTTTCCGGGAATGATCGAGAAAAACACTATCTATATTGGTGGATCTGTAGTTTATGAGGATGAAAACCGTGTGTATATAAAATATTAGCCGAAACCGCCCGCGCGGCGGTCTGGTGTAGGGTTGCAACCTTGCCACTGATGAGACAAGCAAAAATATAAAATGAAAGGTGTTAAAAATGAAGATATTAGCAAATAAAAGCGGCTTTGTATTAGCTCATGATGAATACTATGGAGATTATTGCTTTGGTACAGAAAGAGAAATCAAAAACCTATCTATGCCTTGCAATCAGTATGGAACAAAGAAAGAAATAAAGGCAGAATTAGAGCGTTGGAAAAAAGAGGTTGATTTTGACAATCCAAGAATGCTTGAAGTTGAAGCCTTTTTTATATCTGTTTTAACACATTGCGAAAATTAGTCGAAACGGTGGAGATTCCCGCCGTCTGCAGGAACTGCCCCACCTGCACCGATGAGACAGGGCGCATGATGAAAGGATGGTTGATTTTATGAAGATGATGACACTTGAAGAAGCGAAAGAATACACACGCCAAAAGTTGGCACCGTATTACAGCAACGAGCGAATCGAGAACGTTGTAAAACAGTATGTTTCCGTTGTCCGCCCAGGCGTTGTCTTAGTTGAAAATAAAAATGTGGGACTTATGGAACTGTATCTATAGGAAAATGAAAGGATGGTTGATCTTATGAAGTATTACAGAGCAGAGATCGAAGACGATAATTTCGAAATAATTTTAGCCGATAGCGAAGAGGATGCTATCAATCAGTATTTTGAGTTAGGAGAAAAACACGATTTATTTAATCTGATAGAGCTAAATGATGATTATAATGAGGTTCGCACAATTTTATAAATTAGGCAAGCGGCGGCGTTTACCGGGGTTCGATTCCCCGGCTTGCTTTTACCAAAAAATTTGAATATGGAGGAAAATTGAAGTATGAGAAAATTATTTTTATTAAAAAAAGGCAGAATAAACTTTTATGCATGCCTGTATGACTGTGGCATGTATACAATCGACCGAATTACAAAAGGATTCGGCGGAATTGTGACAACATTTGAAACACTGGAAGAGCTTGAAAAATATGCTGCTGAAAACGGATATAAAAAAGCATAATAACCGCCGCAGAGGATGCACGCCGGAACCACTGCCGGCGGCGGTTCTACCCGTAAGGGAATATTATTTTTTTAGGAGGATTTATAAATGACTTATCCGAACGGAGCACAGACAGTTTTTCAAGTCACATGCATGGGAAGTGTTTATAGCGTTGAAGATGGATTTTTCAGAAATGACGGCAAAGGAACGGACTTTAAAACGTTCGACGATGCTTGGGAAGTTTTCAAAACGCTTCCAGAATGGGAGCAAAATGCTGCGGAAATAGAGGAATTTTAAGCCGGAATCATCCCGGCTTTTTCCAGTGTCCGGATATATTGCAACTTGACAAGATATACGCCCGGTCATATAATGCGCTTAAGCGAACACGTATAAGCCATTTTAAGGCTTGCGCAAGGCTATGCAGTGCTTTTATATATTTACAACGCGAAACGTCTGTAAATCGTTTTTACGACGTTGCAAGCCTGTAAACACTGTGTTCATCTTGCCGCGTTGGCATCCGGCAGCATGTCAGACAATGCCGGCCTGCTGATCACAGCGATGTGCACTATCCCGGCAGCCCGCCGGGGTGTGAAAATTCTGATTTCTGATCTCAAAATCGAGCCGTTTTCCAAGAAGAAAAAAATTCAAAAGTTGAAAAATGAGATTCCAACTGTGAAAAGACAATATGCACAGTAAATTATTATGCGTCATTTCGCAACTTGTGAAATTTGACTAATTCGTTCTCTTCTCTTCCTCTGACTCTCAGTCTGTTTCTGTTTTTTCTGTGATTTTGTTGTTCTTGTTCCCATTTGAAAACCTCTCATTGACCTTCTGGTTGCGTGATTTATAATTTACAATCTTTACATCGGTGTTTAATTCATCCGGTATCTTCCCGACGATCAACACTGTATGTGGCTGCAACATGTCGATCATAACTTTGAATCCCTCGCAAAACTCTATCCGTGCCGCCTTTGCCCGCACTCTTCCATTTGTGCATACAGCGATCACACCACCCTTACTGTACCCGGCAAAACAAAGATCATAATTATCTTTGTCCGGGATGCCTACGGACGGTATAACGCGGATCCCGTTCAGCAGCATGTAATGTGCAAGCGCATGATTCCGGTACACATTATACAGATTCAAAGCAAACGGCATACCACAATCGCCTGTAGCAATACTGAAATCCGGCATACAGACCGAGTGGAAACACTTCAAGTGCTCTAGGTATTTATCCGGGTTATTCCACAGTCTTTGAAACTTTGAATCGTCAATATAGAAATTCACATTTAATTTTCTATGCCCTTTTATCTTTTGTGAAAAGCTCTCTCCAAAATCTATGGAGTCCTCCGGCAAATAATCCAAGCTGCATGCCGGGACAATCGGGATCTGATATTTTTCATCAAGCTCCGCTCCATAGATCATATATTCTTTCATAACATCAAAAGATGTATGACATCCATTGTACAATACTATCACCCCAAAAACATTTTACTATTTTTCTTCTTGACAAACAACTTCTTTTGTGAAAAGCAAAGAACGTGCGGCGTAATCACTTCTGCTTAGTTCATTTATCAGCTTTTCCCTTGTCATTTCCGGGTTTGTTCTGTGAATATACCGCAGCAATTCATCTATTTTGTCCACTATGCTGCCCTCCAATCAATGTTTGACATCAGATCATCCAAAAGATAGATCAAATCAGTACCGTACAGGCTTATCCAGTCCGCAAGATACTCTTCCTGCTCAATCGGCATATGAATGTTATAGGAAAAGCAAAAACAATGACATAACTCATGAGCCAGTATTTTGCGCAAATAGCCATTTTTCGGTTTATCTGAAACATATATTATCCTATCATTCCAATCTGTCACAGCAAGGCTGGTAGAGCCATCAGAGCGCATCAGTTTACTGCTTGCGCCACGGACAAATTCTATTTTCCATTCAATACCATTTATCACAAACATATTTACCTCCAAAAAAAGAAACCACCAGCCAAATATCAGCCAGTGATTTCTAAATTTAAAGTTATTCTTCTTGCTCTTCAACCAACAAATAATTAATGTACCTTGTTGCTGTTCCAGCAAGTTCTTTGCTGTAGTCTAGCAAGTCCATCTTGTACTCCGGTTTATGCCCATATGTGACTGTATAGAACTTTTCCACAAGTTCTAAGTTATGTAAATCAGACAATTCCACAAGAATTTTGTGATATAAAAATTTTCTCGTCCATCCGAACCGGTCACAGATAATTTTGAGTTTCCAGTTATTTTTATTAAACCATTTACCACTCTCTATCTTTTTTACGATGCTCCAGTGTGAAAACGGGTCTTTATCCGGAATTTCAGCCTGCGGATTTTTCAGAGCCTGTTCCATGTCGTGGAAGCGATTGATGTATTGAGCCGTGAAAGCCGTTCCCTTAACTCCAGTCAGCTTGTGCGCGATAAATTCGCATCCTTTCTTGGTAATGTCATAGCATGGGCGTTCTTTTCCTTGCTCGTCCTTATAGGTGCTTTCTCTGAAGAAATCAGCCAACGCAATTTTGCGTTCGCTAACCAATCCATTATTGGCTTCGTTGATTTGCTTACAATAACGGTTGATGTCACGCATCAAATCACAATGCCTTTTCCCTACCATTCCCGCAACTTCCATACTGGTTAACGTCTGTTCTAATTGTTTCATATGAATATTGTTCATCAGCAAATCCCCCATTTCTTCTTAAATGAAAGTATCGTGCTCAAAATAAACTGTAAAAACTTCTCGTCCTGTATGCTCTGGATTTCCGTTATCAGCTGTTCTTTCATCTTGCACCGCCTTTCTTGTCAGATGCAAGGTTACTTGTAAAAATCCAAACACATTTTAAAAAGTGTTCGCTAAGTAAATTCAGATTTTTGGTAATTTCTTCAATATACATTTCTCTCATAGATTTTTCCTGCCTTTCAATTTTTTCTTGAAAAGAGATACTCTCTATGATAAAATATTTCACAGAGAGTTATCTCGGTTGATAAGAAGTTGTTTTCGTTGGTAGCGTGGCAACTTCTTATTTTTTTTGACCTTTTAGCTTTTCAATCCCCGCCCTTATAAGTTCTAATATGGAATATCCACTTTCTGATGAAAATTTCATAATTTCATCTTTTTCTTGCTTCGATACTCGAACATAAAGTCTTTCATTCATAGGATTGTCAACTTTAGGTCTGCCTGTGCGTGGAGACATTCTCAGCACCTTCTTTCTGTACGCACATTTAATATATAATAGTACGCACAAAAAGTCAATACCTTTTTGAAAAATTTCCAAATCCACAAATCACTAGCTGATATTCAGTTGTCAATGTTCAAACAAACAGGGGCATTTCTGCCCCTGCCATTACATTTTGGAAACAAGCGTTGACAGCTTGCTTTTTGTCATTGTGCGCTCCTCCGGGGTCATGTCGGATATAAGCTCCGCCATATCCTCCGAAAGCTCTTTCATATATTTTTCAAGGTCATGCATCTTTGCGTCCTTGTCCTCCGGCGTATTGCCCTTGTGAAGCTCTTTGCTTTCCATGTAGCTTCTACGGCTCATGCCGCTTTTGCCCTCTCTGCGATCACGCATTCCACCATCTTGTGTCATTTTAGGCTCGGTATAATACATTCTGCCGGAAGAAAGATCCATATCACGGTCGTGTTCCATTTCCCGGTACATTTCCGGTGTCATGTGCCAGTATGGAGGTTCTTCATATCCGCGGCGCGTACCTCTTCCTTTTGGGGCAAATCTGCCGTTTGCATACCGGTAACGATCATAATACCGTCTGCCGTCTCCGTAACGCTCAAACATATCAAGAACCTGCTCTGGTTCTGCTTCGTCCATTGATTTTGTAAGCGTCCGGTAATACATGGCTTCCGCAAGGTCTTTAAGCATGTCCGTGACTTTTCCCATCTCTTCTGTATCTACACATTCGATACCTTTTGCAAACTCACACTCTGCGCTTTCAGACAGTTTTTCAATCATTTCGTGCATTCTCTTAATATCCATAAAACCGCCCTCCTTACGCTTCCCGGACTGCAATTAAATTGCTGTTCTGAACTTCGATTGACTGCGTAGACGTATTCTGTACCGCTACCGTAACACAACAACCGCGAGGAACGTCCACATATGCCTGCGCCGAAACGTTAAAGAAGTTTTCAACTGCCGCCGGTGTAACAATCATTCGAGTTGACTGCAACGGTTCTCCGTCAATTGCAATAGCCAGTGAAATAGCTTCAACTGTGCCACCGGTAGGAATTTGAATGTTCCCGGAATAAGATACCAAAAATCTTGCCCGGCACTGATTTGTAAGTCCTCTCAATTTAACAATGCCGCTTCCCTGTCTATGAACAATGCATTTTGTTGCGCATACCGGAGTTTCTGTAAATGCTACATCTTCTCCCTGCGCGACAGTTTGAATTGCAATTCCTGTAAATTCTGCCATAATTATTTACCTCTCTTTCAAAAATAAGGGCAAACATTATAGTCTGCCCTTTGTGTTTATAAGCAATACTGCACAGCAGACATAATCGAGTTAAACTCAATTAAGATACTCAATTATTCAATTTTGTGTAGCAGCTACTTTTAGCAACTACATCCTGTGTTGCATCCACAGCCATACGCATAAGCGTTAGGATTTGGAACAACATATGCCGGGATTGCAGCCGGATTTACAGCGTTGATGATCTGCTGTGTCTGCGCTGACATTGCAGTAGTGAGCAATGCAGACTGGCGATCCTGTGATGCGGCTCTTCTTAAGTCATTATTTTCTGCCTGTAAGGAAGAAATCTTTTCCTGACACAGGTAATCAAGGATTGCCCTTGTTCCTGCCTGCTGGCTGTCGATAATGTCTCTTGTGTTGCTGTTCATGGTGTTCTGCAGTGCACAGGTGTTCTGTGACATATTGTAGTTTACACCCTGGATAGCTTCCCTGGTCTCGCAGCAGCAATTAGCCAACTGGGACTGTAAAGCATTCTGCGCCTGCATAAGTGTCACGTTTGTGGTATTAAATCCCTGCTGTGTCTGGTAGCCAAGGTTGCAGATTGCATTGTCTACACCATGGAAACCGTTCATAACGGCGGTATTCTGTGCGTAAAATCCATCACAGAGACCATTTGTGATACCATCTAACTTTCCGATGATAGCCTGCGTGTCAAACCCACGCTGAATTGCAGAGTCGGTGTATGCAGATGCTGTCGCTCCCATACCTCCGTTTCCTCCCCAGCCATTGCCGCCAAAGCCGCCCCAGCCAAAAATCATAGCGAAGATAATGATAGCCCACCAGCCATCGCCGCCCCACATGCCATCATTGTTTCTTCCGTTTCCTGTCACTGCTGCAATATCAGCAAGACTAGGCATTGCATTTCCATTAAACATTTTGTTTACCTCCATCTGATCTATTTACAAATGGGATAACCGGTTATTTTGCGCGCACCCCAAAATGTACTAATGATTAAACATGCTCATAACTTTCTGTTTTGCTTCATCTACCGTAATTCCTCTTTCTTTACAGAGATTCTCTGCCATTGTCTTAAGTCCACCTGTATCTCCGCTTTGATACATTTGCATGGCATTTTTTGCCATAGGATTGTTTTGAACCTGCGGAGAATTCATCATTTGATTTAACAATAATTGTGCCGGATTCATTCTGGATCACTCTCCTTTTTTACCTGTGAAGTTTTTCTTTGACTGCTTGGAATTTTATCTAATCGGTTTTCTATCTGTTCAATCTTCCCAAAAAGTTCATCAAACTTCTGCATAAATGCACCTGTGCACTCGTCTGATAGGTCAAATTTCAATTTTTCAGTATCATGCGATAAATTGCTAACAGTATCATGCGAAACTGGCTTAAAAACGATTGTGCGAATTGTGCCATCTGCGTTCCAACTTTTAGCGTATATTTCTGTCATATCCTGTTTTGGGAAAAATGCAACGCTGCCATCCATTGGCACATCATTGGCAGTGATGTTTTCTACCGCCGGAACTACTTTTCCATTTATGCCAAAAGTTTGAACCGGGATCTGCTGCTGAATTTGCTGCGGTGCCTGCATATAATTTTGTGTATTATCAATGCGTGGCTGATTCATATACGGATTGTATGCGTACTGCTGCCCGTATTGCTGCATCTGCTGATTATAAATCGGATTCTGGTATGCTCCGCTCATATTCATCCTGTTTGACCTCCTCTAAAACATCTTCTATTGCGTGTATGATAGACGACTGCGTTGACAAGTCCAAGGACTGTAACTCTTTTCTGGCAAAAATTTTTTCAAGAACTTCATCTGAAAACACCACCATCCCTCCCTTTGATTATATTTTTGCATAAAAAAAGGCGGCAAAACCGTCACGATTCCGACAGTTTGCCGTCAAAAAATACAAAAAAAAGAACGCATTAAGCGTCCATACATCCGTTCGTGTTACCTTTAGTGTTACCTTTGATTTTGACCTTTAGAAAAGACACCATTCAAAAACTCCTTTCTTTCAGTAAAATCAAGGCTTCACAAGGTTTTCTTAAATAAAAATAAAGTAGCGGAAGGGAGATTCGAACTCGGTATCAATTCTCTCAAACCCGCATAAATACTGAATTTCTTTATCTCCAAAGGTGTTACCTCGTGTTACCTTTTACATTGATAATGCTTTTGCAATATATTCCTGCATTTCACTCTCTGTCTTGTTATTAAAATAGTAATGATCGAGAGTTGTTCTGATATCTGTATGCCCCATTTGTGTTTTTATTACCGATTCTGGAACATTTCCATCTATCAACTTTGTTGCATATGTCTTTCTTGCCTTGTGAATTGAACGTTCACCAATTCCTATTCTATCACATATCACATATAGCCGCCTTGTAAATGCCTGACCTTTTATTCGTTTACCGTTTTTCATAAAAATATATTGCCCAAATGGATTGAGCATTTTTATTTTTCTCATAAGTTCTTTGGTATCTGCGGTAATTATAACATCTCTAAACCCGGCATCACTTTTAGGAAAATTTTGAACATCAAATACATATTTGCCATTATCATCTCTATATCTTATTTCTGTCTTTGATATATGTATCTTATTTTCTCCGACATCAGACCATGAGAGGGTAGATATTTCCCCAACTCTCAATCCTGTTTTAAATGCCAAAATAATGCCAAGTTCTATCAATGTAGGCTCATCTTCCATTACAAATCGTTCAATTAAAAGTTCCTCATCCTTAGAAAATACCAATTCGCAGTCTGACTTATGGTTCTTTTTAAATGACTTTTCCGAAATTTCCAAATCACCCATAAAACTGGTTATGCTCAGGCTGGTATAATGTTTTTTCTTTGCATATTTGAAAATTCCGTTAATCAATATCCGCATATCAGAATAAGCTTTTTGCGTAAGTTCCAGTTTTGAAATAGCTGTTTTTATGAATGATTCCAATATTTCTTCATCAATGTACCGGATTTTTCTATTTGCAATCGGCAAATACTTATTTTCAAAAAATCTTTTAAAATTTGTCTCGTACTTGTCCTTTGTCTGTCTTGTTATTTCACCATATTCAAGTTTTTCAGAAATCCAATTAGAATATACCTGAATAACTGTAGGTTCATCCTCCTTAGCTTTATAGAACTTTACTATTTCATCTTCAATTGCTTTTTCAGATGTTCTCTTTACAAGTCTCTTTCCTCTCTTATTATCTTCATCTGGCAAATATGTGTAAAACTTTCCATCTTTTCCTTGCCAAATGCTGTAAGTGTGTTTTTCAATAAATTTTTTCCTTTCGTTCATTTCAATTTTTTTCTGAATGGTGTCTATGTTGATAATACCATTTTCGATGGCAATATTCAACAACTCACTATTTGAAAGATTTCCCGTTTAACTCACCTTCTAACTTTTTTACTTTCTGTTTAATATCAAAAATTCTTCTTTCCACTGTTCTTGTTGATACGCATAGTCTCATGGCTATTTCTTTTGAAATAAGTCCACGGGCAAGAAGATAAAATATTTCTTCTTCCTGCTCCGTGAAATTGGCGTTTTCAATAATTGTTTCAAGCTCTGGCTTAGTCAGTTTTGAAAACTTCATAAGCCACTATCCTCCAATATTTTATTCTTCTCCCTGCCAGATCTTCGGTGTACCGTCCATCATTGCCACATATTTTCCGTAACTCATGCCGGCTTCTCTTGCTTTTCCTAAAACATCATCTAATGTACTGTTTCTACATGTTTTTACGCTTCTTTTTTCCCTATCTTTTCTTCTGCGGTATTCATTTCTGCAATCCTTTCCACAGGTAAGTGCTCTGACTGATATTGATTTATATTCTTTTCCGCAGATCACACACTTTTTTGTATATACCTTGCTATTGAGCATAATTACACGTTCTCCTTAATCATAACAATCCCTGATATCATCTACGTCTCCTGCCAAAAAGCTGTCAAATACTTCTGCTACTCTCTCTATAAGGTCTCCATCATGTCCATTCACTCTCATCTGCTCCGAGAAATCTTTCTGTGAACACTGAAGTAAACCGTTTTCCAACCTTGTCCATTCTTTTTTGTAAATTATTCCATTCAATTCCAATGTTTCAGTAATACCGTTTTCCGTCAGTTCTACCGTATACTTCATGCAATCATTCCTCTCTTTCTACATTATATTTCTTCCACGCAACAATTTTACTTCTGTAAAAATACTCTGGACATCCACTAAAACACTTACCTCTTCTAACAGAATGTCCCTTGCATGTAAGAGTGCCGACAAATTCACGCTGCGGCAAGAGCAAGTTGTCGCTTGCTGACAATAAGAAAACCTTTGTATCTAATGGGCAACTGTCCATGTCATAATTCCAATCCATCTGTGATCCTCTCTTTCCGTATCATCTCCCACCCACCGCATATACTACTGCGGAATGTGGTATGATGATTGCTTGGTTTTGTTATCTGGTTCTAAAATAAACTCATCTGGTTCTCATCGTACTGGTAAATGCGTCCAGTCATGATCCTCCCTAACTGACGCAATCTCTCAACCCGTGGTTTCTGCTTAAGATTTGCCATATAATTATTATCCACTTCCGGCGGTATTGATAAATAACATTCCTCCGGTAATGGCAACTGATTTTCTGTGCAGGCCTCGCGGATCTTCGACTGATAATAAATGATATGATTCCGTGTCAGATTCATATTGCATCCATCAGACCAGAACGGATCATTACACCCGTTCTGATTGATATCTTTCCAGTGTTCTATTTCTCTGTGGATGCACTGGCAGTACTCTTTCACTTTATCTTCTGCTGACTGTATCATGGCATCACCTCCGGAACGTCTTCAATCTGCATCTGACCTTCCAAATCATCCGCATTGCGTTCACTTTCTTCACAGGCTGCAATTTCTTCTGCATCCATATCAACTTCTTTTCCAACCTCAATACAGAATACTGGTTGTCCAAGATCTTTAACACAAAATGTTCCTGTTATTTCATATCTCTTTCTTTTTCTCGGATTTGCCAAAATAACACTTATTGGTGCATCATCCGAGAATGTATTCAAATATTCTTTTAATTCACTATTTTTCATTTTTTCACAGGAACCCGGCGCGCCTTTTATCCGGATAGGTCCCGGCTCCTTTCTCGTCAATTAATTATTTCTATTGATTTTTCCCACGTTTTATATTATAATTGTAATGCGAAATTTAATTTGCAAGGGTTAAAATAAATTTCTTAAACTCCTTTACTAATTTTTTAGCGAGGAGGTGATCATCATGTTCGATTTCTTTGATGATTGGGAAATTATTGCCCCAAATGTCGAATCCGAAGATGAACTGGAAGAATATCTCGAAGATATGTTTTCTCATTATTTGGATTTGTAGTGAAATCGGCACCTTCGGGTGCCTTTTTCATTTTATTTCATTAAATCTAATGGTAACTTCAGCTGCCCCTTACAGTTACCACCGATTGTGGACGGATCCCATCCAACTCCAATGTAATCAAGTACTTTCGCCCATCCATAATCATTCCCGTCTTTATCCCTGCACATGTGGAACATCAGATAATCCCACTCTTTTGGATTGCTCTCATGCAATAGATCAAACCGATGCGGCCGTTTCTCCATGTGGATTCCGAAGCCGCACATACTGCATCCGGTACGCTGTGCCTTAGTTGTGTAAAGCGTCCCATCTGGCTTTTTCTCAATCGTTCCGTAGATCTCCGGGATAATGCTGTCTGGCATTTCAAAACTTTGAGATAATCTTCCTTCTTTCAAAAGCTTCTCATGATATTTTTCTTTCAGTTCTCCTTTCCACAACTCATCCATTTCCAGTGCAAGCTTTAAAATGTCCTGCCTATGGAAGATTGCGAATGGTGCTGATCTGATCGTAGATGCTCCAAAATAATTACATCCGTTCATCCGCAGGCTTTTGGCACGTCTGCCGCCCTCGGATGCCATAAGTCCCAGATACGGAACACTGTTATGCTCTTTTCCCCAGTTATCACAGTTTTTCTCTTTAAGGTAATAGCAACACTTGGACGATACGAGAAAATCTGGTTTCTGATAATTACATCCTTCATTTTCGTTTTCATATCCACCGAACAGCTTTAACCACCTCTGTTTTAACTGCATTTTAGAGTTCTTTTGCCATCCGCCATATTCTCCGGTTTCACCCGTAATAATCGCATGACGCACCGTCTTATTCTTCTCAGACGGATTTTGCAGTAACTCTATCTTGGCTGCCACTTCTTTGGAAATGACCGGAAAACCAAATTCCTGTATGACTTTCGGTTTCGTCCAATAGGTACCGTCTTCTCGCTTTAATGGCGGCACATTGATGATTCCAAGTGCTTTATGCACTCTCTGTATGCTCTTGTCTTCCAGTGTAGATGCGCTGACTCCTGGTGCGTCAATTCCGCATACCTCATGCAAAAACAAGTATAAGACTATACTGTCAAGACCACCGACTGAAACATGATAACTTAATCCTCGACCATCACATTCGGTTGCAAACTCTTCTGCTCGTATTTGAGCATATTTTCTTTTAAATTCATATGGTTGCTTCTCTTTCTGCATAAAAGATGCTATCTTTTCGTATGCTCCGATTCGCTCCATACGTTCTTTTACTGATTCCATTTTCTCTCGGAGTAAAGAGCTCTTTCACGCTGGCCAGCAAACCTCTTACTCCTTTCAATTTATTCTTCCAGTTTCTCGCACCGCTCAAATTCGATAACCCACACCCACGGATTCGCATCCCAGCCGTAGCGGTCAATGTCGGATTTCCTGATGGTGGAATTCCATAATGCTTGCATAGCTCCTATTGGAGTTGTGTAGCAATTATGCATATCTGTTTCTTGCTTCCAGGTAAATCCTGTTGGACATTCATCATACTGTATGCCTTCACGTTTTGCTTGCTCATCGGTTATCTCCTGCAACCGCTCTACCCTCACATCCGTAACCTTAAGCCAGATACGTGCGGCTTCTTTCGGCATGTGGATGGATGGTTTCCATTTAGTAACATCGGCTATATCATCTTTCTGCCAATCTTCGTAGTAATAGTATCCTTTCGGTGCCTCTTTCCATGTTTCACGAACATACAGGATATCGCCCGTACAGATAGGACAGGTTCTCTCCGCCGTACTTAACTGTTCCATATGCTCCTTATCAACAAAGTTATGTACTGCATAAGTCCGCCTGTCAGCATTGTAAAATTCCATATCCGGCACGGTATACTCATTTGCATCTTTGCATATACGCCGAGTACAACTCTTTCTCCCGTCCAGAATCGCCCTCACCATTTCGGTACTAATTTGTTTGTTGAATAAAATCGGTTTAATTGCCATCTACACCACCTCATCTTCCCATCATGTCAGGGGATTTCTCCCATGAATTTCTAAACGCTTTTGTTCGAAGTTCTTTATTTTCTGCCCTTAACGCTTTATTTTCTGTCAAAATCTTCTGCAATTTGCAATCCTTTTTATGCTCACATCTTGTGTCCGCAGAATACTCGGTACACATTCTACATAATTCTATGCTTGTCACTCTACACCGCCACCTTTCACAATCTCGATAGCTTTGCCAAATGCTTCATATCTTCCCTGACTTCTCCCGTCATTGTAGATCTGTTCGCCGTCTCCGTATCCGTCATCGTCGCAATCATCTGGTCTGTCCTGCTCTGCTTTCTTCAATTTTCTCAACTGCTCCACAACCTTGTCTACATCATAAGACGTCGGATATTCTTCTAGTAAATACAATACTGCATTTGTATTTACTAAAGTTCCATTGCTTAAAGTAACCGATTTTAAATCTTTCTTCAGCGCATCCGCATCAATCAGTCTCATCGTTCGCCCTCCTGTTCCAATCTGTAGTTGCTTTCGTTCGCTCGTCTTTCCCTGTTCTGATGCCTCCGTCCTGATCCATGTACATCTCACATTCATAGCTTTTTGGAAATTCTATTCTGCATTTCATACATTTGATTTTGAACATTACCCCAACAGATGATTGTGATGACTTATTTGTAATGGTTAAGAACATTGCGTTTCCACCGCAGAACGGACATGGCTTCAATTTTTCGTTCATTCTTCATCCCCCCAATCTAATTTCTGACCACAGCCACTGCAATATAACCCAACATTATACTTGTTTCTTAAATCTCCCTTCTCGTAACAAACAGGACAATAATAGTGATGCATTCCTCTATTGTATCCTTTCTTTATCTTTTCTCTTATTCCTTTCCTTGCTGTCTGCTTCTCCACCGCCGTCCGGCATTCTTCCGGTGTGCCGATCGCCTTATATTCTTCCCACACCTTAGCATCCTCGTTTGTTAAAAGGCAAAATCCCTCATGCTTCTCCCCTTCAAACACCGTTTCGATAAAGTGGTGCATCAAAAGCGGAATATCTACGTTGGCATGATAACGTTCTTTTAAGTCTTTTTCGATTTTCCGGTATTTCTGTACCTCTTCCAGTGCGTTTATTGCCATTGCATAAGCATTTTCAAAAGATTTCCCCCATGATGTATCACACGGAATCGCTTTTCCAAGTTCGTTACAATCATATTTTAATTCTTCAATTGCTTCATTCTCCGTCATGTTTACACCTCCAACAGTTCCGGATTATCAATCATGTTGCCGATCACTTCAAAATTCTCTGAATCAAAATCATCCAGTTCCTCGTAGTCATCACAGCCCGGCTCATTCGTACACCATCCGTTTTCATGCCACACGACACGCTTTCTCGTCTCATCTTCTGGAAACTCAACGTCGATATGCCCTGAAAGAATATCATTCTCAAAAATCAGCTTTCCGTTCTTATCCTTAAATCCGGTGCACCAACAAATTGTGGATGGATCAATTTTCAGAGCATATAAATCTGATGCGTAACTAGGGACGATATAGTATTTTTCTCTTCCGGTAAATCCATATCGTACCAAACCGCCAATAACCCATTCGTCGTTATCAGTTCGTTTTGCTTTGCATAAATATCTATCTTCCATCCTTTTCCTCCATTTCTTTCAACTTGGCTTCTGCTTCCTCTTGTGATAAAAACCAGGTTTCCTTGTACATTTTTTCTGACAGGATTCGGTCTGTACCATATTCCCGATCTTTGTCACACTCCATGTACCATCCTTTTTCTGTAAAAGTAATAAAGGCTACTTTCTGATGATAAATTTTATTGTTCTCCGGGTGCAGACTTAAAATATTTAATTCATAATTGACTTTGCTAGGAATTAAATATACATCTGAGCCAATTCCACACGGCAACCGCAGAAGTAATCCCTGCTCCTCGGTATCCTCATAACGTTTCAGCTTTTCTCTCAAATCTGCCATTGACCACATATTACGGTAGAACAAGGCAATCAGACCTCGAACATCTGAAAACGGGTCTATCGTTAAATTGTCTAATTCCACAAAATATCCATTCTGCAGTTCCACAGTTAACTTGTCCATCAACCATTCCTCCTATATTTCATACGTCTTTCCGATAAAACGCTTGTCAATGTACTTACATTCCCATTCCAAAACACTTGCGATCCCCGTCATGGTTTCATATCCGGTAGCAAGGCAGTTAATCAAATATCTGATTCTCTCATAAACCTGTCTGATCTGATTTCCCGAAAATTTAAACTGTGTTTTAAGGCAGACACCCAACATAGCAAAATAATTAAATACCTGTGCCAGCAAAAACTTATTTGCCTGTATCATGCAGTTCGGTGCAATCTTTCTCTCTACCAGATAAAAACTCTCACGATACGGAATCTTATTTGTTTCCTTTCGCACGTCAATCTTGCATTTATCTTTCAGATAAAAACCAAGTTCCTCGCCTGTCGTTCCATCCTTTGCATTCTCCACATATGCATCAATGGTCTGCTCAACCTTTATGATTCTTTTGTGTCCGAATCCGAACTTATCATGCAGTGCCTGATATGCCATCATACGGACGTTATAATAGGATTCCTCTATTAGATAATCCGCATTGCTTTGTGCCTTGGCGTGTCTCTGTATTCCGATCAGTTCACTCTTGGAATATCCAAGTGGCTGCATCCGCTTTTTCTTTCTTGCCAGTGCATTACTCATTTGCTCTTCCATCTCCTCTCTACATCCTCAAAATGGCTAAATACAAGACTTTGAACATATTTTGATATATTTGTCCGTGCATATTTTTTAATTAGCATTTCCCCTGCTTCCATCATTCCTTGGAACCACTCATCTTCGTTATCAGCTTCATAAAACTGCTGCCGGAATTTATAATAGTCATTAAAAAACTGCCATTCTTCGGAACCTTTTTCAAATTTCTTACTTGCCATAATCATTCACCTTTTAATCAAATGGTGTGCTGCCACATACTTCTCGGAAACCGTCTTTCTGTCGCATCCGTGCTTGAATCTGTTCAATGGTTTCGGTTCGCTCGATAAATTCCATACGATCACCTTCAAACTGAACAACTTCTCTAAACGGTGTACCCTGTCGATTCTTTTCAACTTTCAAGCCTTTAAATTTTCTGTCTTCATCCAAATTCCACATAAGAATAATATTGGAAGCATCCTGCTCAATATCTCCGGATTCTCTTAATTCGGACATTGTAGGCTCTTTCGTTACATTCATTTCCGATACTCGGTTAAGCTGTGACAATAGGATGATCGGAACGTGAAGCTCTCTCGCAAGTGCTTTGAATTGCTTCGAAACTTCCCCGACTTCGGATGCACGATTATTGAACTTCCGGTTACACCGTACCAATTGCAGATAGTCAACTACGATCACGTCATATCTTTGATGCCTGCATTGCGTTCTCATTTCCTCAATAACATTTGTCTGATCGTCAATTGTGATCGGATATTTTTCAAGCTCATCATTTGCCTTGTCAAAGGCTTCTTTCTCTCCACCAAGAAAAGCCTTTGCCCTGCGAACTCTTGTCAGACCAATCTTTGACATTCTTGAAACAAACCTTTCATAAATCTGACTGTTGTTCATCTCCATGTTGTAGTAACAAGTGTTATAGCCTTTTCTTGCCATATTCTCGATTATTTGTGCCACAATAGCAGACTTACCAACTCCCGGTCTCGCGGCAACAACTGTAATGTCTCCGCCTTCAAGACCGCCAAGGCAATCGTCAAGATGGTAAAATCCTGTCTTTACCCTGTCCTCTCCCACATCATCATTGAAGTATTTATCTTTGTTCTCTGATACGATTTGCTTCATCAACTTAGATTTCTTCAACTGATTAACTTGGATTTCTTCAAGCCTTGTAAGAACTTCCGCGATCGAATTATCAATATCACATGGTCTAAGGCTCACTCTCTGGAAAAGGCTTTTCGTTTCCCTTGCCCGCCAATCCTTAATGACTGCATCCGCATAGTTTTTCATTGCTGTCGATAACGGAGTTGCGGCAATACATTCCTTAAGCTCCCCGGCAATCATTTCCGGCTCCCATTTGTGGTTTTCAAGTGACTGAGACAGTGAAACGACATTAATGTTTTCTCCACGATCATACATGGCAAGCATTTCAGCAAAAGCATCTTGGCAAAATTCAGAGCTGAACATTTCCGGCTTCAATTTGTTATAAACCTTGTACATGGAATCATTGTCAATCAATACACATCCGATCACTCCAATTTCTGCTTCCGTCAACTGCTCTCACCTCGCTTTCGTTTCTCAACTTGACGAATCCAGTAATCGCAATCCTCTTTCAGCCAGTCTCCGTATTTTGGTATGTAGCGATAATTCGTATCATCCGGATTCTTCTCTATATAGTCAGTAACATATGCCACTGTAGCCTCATATATCAGCTTTGCAACGGCTTTCCTGTTCGGCTCGATAACTTCTAAAAGCTTGTCCATCCATGCTACCTTGGCAGACGTTAACGACGTTTTCTTTGGATATGCATTGATCGTGTATTCCCATCCCCATTCCGCGTCAAAGTCCAAATCAGATGCAGGCACGCTTTCTTTTGTATTTTCTTTCTCTTTCTCTATATCTGTATCTATATCTTTCTCTATATCTATCTCTACATTGCAATTTTGTTGCAAAATGTTGCACTCCGTTGCTCCACTGTTGCATTGAAACGCTTTTTGTGCATTTTCCCTAGATTTACGACTTCTTCTTGTACTTGCAGTCTCACTTCCTAGGTTATCTTGCACAAATGGCAACTTGTATTCAATGGAATCTGATGTTTCAAGCAATCCGCAGGAAAGAAGATACTGAATCGTTACTTGAACATTGATTTCGTCCTCGTCAATATCAAGGGCGATCTCTTTGTAAAATTCATCTTCCAAGCCGGAATACTCTAAGTAGCCGCCCTTTTTCAACGACAACAACTGCATCTTAAGGTATATGATCGTGTATGTATCACCGCCAGCCATCTTACGGAGTTTCTTGATTCGTTTACTGTCAAAGAAATCATCCATCAGTTTAAGCCAGTAATACCGCTTATTCCCCGCCATTTTCACTACCTCCAAGCAATTCAATAACCTTTGCCCCTGCATCTTCCGGGCGACAAAATACGAACTCAACGCCATACTTAAGTTGCATTGTCAACATAGCTTTTGCCAATACCTTGCCAGATGTCGGCTTTGTTTTCGGTAGCGGTACATTCAGCAATTTTCCAAGTGTGTGCATATATGCAATATTGTTATACCGGTCTACTCGTGGATTGTTCCACTTAGAAACATCTTCAATGGATTTGATTCCATCTTCGTTTTCTACCAATACATAAAGTTTGATTCCGTTGTTTTGAGCAAGAATACACTCATCACGAAATCTTCCATGCTGACGTCCGCAGATGTTTCCTACAATCTCCTGCATATCTTTCTTAGTATCTACAGATACATCATAAGTTCCAAGGAAATCCATCTTTTTAAGTTCCATTTTTCTAGCTGATTTTCTATGGATAACATCCGCTACCTTGTCTGTGGCAATTATGTAATCTCCAACCGGCAATGGTGCACGCAAGACTTCCATATCGTGGCTTTTGAAATATCTATTCTTAAGGATATGCAAGCCCTCTTTCTGTCCTTTATCCTCAATTATTAACACGTATACTCCTTTCTGGCGGTCACTCTTAGCAACCGCCAAAGGTATCTCATGGCTTTCAATTTAGTTTTTTGTGATATATTAAACTCCTTGCCAAAGTCAGATACCGCATAAACTGGTTTCTTTTATGCTTTCACATTTGTGTTTCAACCTATCAAAACGGGCAAAGGTTCATATCAACCTCTAATCCTTTTTCTGCAATATAAACATTTGCTCCATATTTAACTGTTTCTTCTGTCCTTTGTTTGAATAATGCCGAATCTGCTGATTTATCTGATAAGTGAATTAGAACGACATTTCGCAATGCCGGATTATCGTTAGTAGAAATAAAGTCAAGTGCCGTTGGTAAGCTCATATGACCTCTTAATCTGTGTTCGTAATTTGGCTCTTCTCGGTTCACAAACTGCATATCATAGTTGGCTTCCACCATGATGTGATTAACACCATTAAATCTCCATCTGACGTATTCCGTGTCTGTTGCATACACCAAGCTGCCAATATCCGGGTGTGTGATGTAAAATCCGTAGCAGGGGCACTCTGAACCGTCTCCGTTGTTGTGTAGCCATCTGCCGGACTTATCCCGGTTTTCAAATGCTCGTATGCTAAAGCTTTCTTTCCCAAACTGTAGGATATTTCCATCTATCAATTTGAACGGCTCCCACACTGGAATACCGGCTCTAACATACTGAAAGAAGTACTGATGATGGTCTGAATGTATGTGGGTTGTGATTACTGCTTTAATCTTTCGCACATTGAAATCCAGTGCTTTCTTAACTTCCATAAACGGCAATCCTGCTTCAATAATTAACGCTTCGCTTTCATTTTCCAGTATGTAGCAATTACCGGATGAACCAGAGCCTAAGGCTTTAAGTTTCATACCTCTTTCACCTCAATTTTCAAATATGTGTTTATTATCGATTATCCAAGGATGTTTCGTGTAGTCTATATGGCTTGCCGCATTTGCAACTGTTTTCCGTAGCATCTTTAAATGTTCCTCACAATGCTTTCTTCCAGATACCGCCGGTCTACCACAGATTATGCACAATCCTTTATCCTCCCGGTACTCCCTTTGGCTTGTGGACTTCTCGCACGAACGCCTCTTTGCCAAACACCTGTTGCATAAAACAGTTCCGCATACTGCATTACGTTTTCCACACTTCACGCATATTCCACTGGACTTATTCATGTAATATCTGGTACGGACTCTTTCTTTCCGTGCTTCTGCCTGTTCCGGTGTTTCCCTTGCAAGTCTCTTAGCTTCTACCTTCGCTTTCTTCTCCCGGCACTCAGCGCACATTTTGTACTGCGTTCCCAATATGCCTTTGTGACATCTGGAGCATATACCAAGAGATACATAAGGGTCTTCCGCTTTTTCTCTCATTCGGCATCCTCCAAAAACCATATTCCTTCCGGTTTTAAAAAGTTGCCCTGAACAATGTTCTTTCTGAATATACTTTCTGCTGTCGGTGCAAGATCCGTAAGTCTCTGTATGCTCTCTTCTATGTTGTCTGCCAGAATATCAATGCCGAATAATGTCTCTGCAGCTTCCGTTTCAGTCATTCCTATTGACAGTTTCCGTTTCAAGATTTCCACAAGGAAATTTCCAGTACCACACGCAGGCTCCAACACTGTTCCTCTCCAACACTCTGCACCACCATTTTCATCTTCCAACATATTGCACATCTTTTGTACCATCCAGCCCGGCGTATAAACTTCTCCAAACTTTTTGACGCGTTCTCGGCTTTTTGTAATTTTTTCTTTCTGCCTATTTTCCATTTCTGTGATAAAACTCACTCCTCACATCAATAATCTGTCTTGTCTGTCCCAACAATGCCCGATTATGCTTTGCCCTCTGCTCATTGTCACAGATAAATTGCTTGCAAATTTCTGGTCGAACCGGATAGATTCTGCATTTCTCGCAACTCTTATCCGTATCAAGAAAAGGGCATGTCATATCATACGTTCTATTCGCAGTGGGAAGAAGATGTTTGCACTCTTTGATATGGTTCTTACGGATATATCTGTGAATTGCATCTACTTCCTTTCTGCTCATTGGCAAAAGGTTGGAACAGCAGTTACCGCATTGGCTACATTTTCCATCTTTGCAGAAATTGTAAATGTTATCTTTCATGCCTTTCTGCACGGATTCTAAGACTGATATAACTTCCATAGGCTACTCCAATTCTTCCTCTGCCGGGAACTGAAATACTTTCATGTAATTCTGGCTTGCATATTTTTGATATTCTTCTCTAAGCATTTCCATGGCTTTCTTTGCCTTTTCTTTCGTGGAATATTTAGCTGTTATTGAAGTCTCATTGTCTCCGATTGCCTGCATCCGGACAAATGTTGCTTCTTTCGCCCTTGTATCAATAAAAACAATGCTATTTTCGTACGGAAAATCCAATGTGCCGTCCTGTGATATAACTCTCATGGCAACCTCCTAATCTTTCATAAAGTCCGGTACGTTCTCGTCATTCTCAACGACTTCTCCGGCTACTTTCTCCGGCTCTGGTTCAACTACTTCGCTCCCGGTCTCAATAGCTTCGGATTCAGCTACAACAAATGGCTCTGAATTGGCATTTTCGGAAATATCACGCTTGACCTGTTCCTGCAAATCTTCCATCGGATATTCCTTGAAATCGTTGTCCTGCATTTCCTCTTTCGTATATAATCCCATTGTCAGCTCCGGGCAATTCAGACTGGAGAAGAAAGATGCGGCTCTGTAACGAAGCATTAACTGTGGCATGGTTTTCCACTTACTACCGTTCTTACTAAGCCATCCCTCGGCTTTAGCCATTTCCATGTCCACGGTCATTCCCTCAACTCTACGACCATTTTTCGTAGTCCAAGCAAGGCACGAATAAGGCTTGCCATCTTTATCTCTAGTTTCCTCAAACTGTAATTCCATATCGAATTTGCCGGAATTATTGATTGCCGCAATCAGAAACTTTGAACTCCAAGACGGTCTACCCTGAATCACATACAGATTCTGCATAACCATCAGTGGGCTTACTCGCAGTCTCTGCGCCTGCTCAATAGCAATCAGACAGTTTGCATCGTTCTTCTGGAATGTCTGCGGAACGATTGTTGAACTTGCCAGTGCCTTTGCCATCTGCATAGCCATGATGAAATTGTCGGATGTTCCGAAAATTCCAAGGCTGTAATCGGTAACCTTGTTATTGTGTGTTGCAACCTCTGTCTTTTCTTCTGCTACTGCTACTTCCTGTTTCTTTGTTTCTGCCATAATTATTTTTCCTCGCTTTCCATGATGATTTTTAATTTGTTTTCTGCTATTTCAAACTTTTCTTTTGCCGATTCAAGTTCCTTTTCTGCGACTTCTCTAAACTTTTCTTTTGCATAATCGTAATTCGGCTTTGTAAGGAAAATATTTTCATAATAGCCAGTAATTTTCCCTTCGTCCTCTTTTCTAACAAAGCTCATGCAATTTGGAAAACCTCTTTTCTTATCAACTGGATAATATGTCTTTGGTTTTTCAATCACTTCCACTTCTGTGACGGAGATTCCGTCCGAATTAAGTCCATAAAAATAAAGTTTCACTGCTTTTCCTCGCTTTCCTCATATTTCTTCACAACCGCCACCTTATCAGCACCGTAGGTTTCCACCCATGCCATATCCACTGATTCATCTGTAACTGTCAGCTTTGCACCTTTGGCATTTACAACCGTGTCACCGGCTTTTACATCGTCTGATGTAGCAAATATATATGACCGGATCTGGTTTGGATATTTTGCTTTTATGTAATTCATTCTGATACCTCCTCAATCTCTCCATTTTCAATCGTATACCAAGTATCCGGCTTGATATTTTCCCCATCAACCTGCACCATCTTTGCGCCGTTAAGAACCCATGCACTCTGGTTATTTCTGTCATATTCCGTATTATCTTCTGAACCAGTGTATTCCCAGTCTGCAAAAACAAGAAACGAGCCAATAACACCCTTTGCTTTTGATTTGTAACCCCAAGCAACAGCGACCGCATCTTTGTCTTCTGCCGAGGATGCTCCCTTGTATCCGGTTGCCGAGGATGCTCCGCAGTTTCCGGTTGCCGAGGATGCTCCGTAGTCTCCGGTTGCCGAGGATGCTCCGCAGTCTCCGGTTGCCGAGGATGCTCCCTTGTATCCGGTTGCCGAGGATGCTCCGCGGTTTCCGGTTGCCGAGGATGCTCCGTAGTCTCCGGTTGCCGAGGATGCTCCCTTGTTTCCGGTTGCCGAGGATGCTCCGCAGTCTCCGGTTGCCGAGGATGCTCCCTTGTTTCCGGTTGCCGAGGATGCTCCCTTGTATCCGGTTGCCGAGGATGCTCCGTGATTTTCATCACTTTCAGCTTCCTTATTCACTCTTTTTACCGTATATTCGATTGCAGCTTTAACCAGTCCAGCAATGCTGATTTCTGCTCCGATCTTAATTTTTGTAGATGCTACCTTAGTATCATCATTATGTTTCTGGATTTCTCCGCTCTGCTCTACCTCGTGGTATACGCTTTCATTTGGAGAATAATAATTCAAGCAATCCAGCGGATACTCGCAAGCGTGAAATCCATGATCGCAAACTTCTACGCTTTCTTCCTCGTATTCCTTTCCCTCTTCGTACTGAAAGCCACGGCAAGTCATATCTTTATTAAATCCTTTGTAGGATTTCACAGCATTTCCCATCTATATTACCTCTCCTCCTGCCAACTTCTTTTCCTTTTCAAATTCTTCTTTGCTGCAAATCAATAAGCCGCCAATATAACCATCTGGGTTTGTAAGCAATCCTGTAACAATTTCATTTGGGATAGCGATTGTCACACTCCCCCATCCATCCCTGCCGCTATGAGCAGATTTAATATTCGACAATGGAGAAACCTTTAAGTCTTTGTTATTTTTCTGCGACATCCGTTCCATTATTCCTAATGTTCCAATATTCATCCTACACACCATCCACTTTCAACTGCTTGTCCGCTGATACGCTCAAAAGAATTAACTGTGCATCCATATCCGGCACATTGAACTCATTCAGCGATTCCGCGTTATCAACGAAAATCGGTACGCTTACACCGTATAACTCGCTAAGAGAACGGATAATATCAAGTCCGGCTACGATTCTATGACCACTGTTTAAAGCCGAATACGGAACGCCATTCACAGTACACTCACAACAATCTTTCATACCGCCATTTAACTGCATTTCAAAGAGTTTGAAATTTACGGTCTTGAAATGGCTGTTAATAGATTCTGAAACCTTATCCAGCTTGAAACGAATGAACTCTTCCAAGAGATAAAGCATCTGTTCCTGATCGGCAACTTTCTGCCCGATTTCTTTCTGCTCGTCACGAAGCGTTTCGATACGATCATCAATCGCCACATTGTTAGCCGCCTGCGCAATAACCTTGTTCACCTCTTCAAGCTGACTCTGCAGATCGGCTTTCTCGGCTTTTAAATCAGTAACAACCTTGTCTGCGCCATCGGATTCAACCTTTGCAATATCAGCAAGAATCTTGTCATGCTCTGTTTTCAGCTTCACATACTCTTCATTCTGCGAATAATCAGCTTCTGCCGGGATCTCGGATAACTGCTTTGCATAATCATTCTGCTTTGCAAGTGCCTTGGATTCCTGCTCTTTGAGTGCCACAATGTCTTCCTGCAACTTGGCGTTTTCCTTTGTCAATCGCTCAATATCAGCCTTGCAAGCGTTGCCCTTGTCAATCAGACCTTTAAGTTTTGCGCCCTTTGCATCATCAAATGCTTTGCGTGCATCCTCTAACTGCTTGGTGGCACGTGCCTTGGCATCTGCCTTTTTCTGCTCAAAATCAGCCTTAAGAGACTCAATCTTATCCTGCGGCAACTTCTGACCACATAAGGAACAAACCGTTGTAGATTCATCAAATTTCCACTTGGATTCGTCAAAGAGATATGGCATTTCATCAAATGCCTTGGAAAATTCTGCATTGTATTCAACACCAAGATTTTTCCGCTCTGCATCTGTATCGGAAATTGTCTTCTCATTTGCCTTGATCTGATTTTCCGCAGACTGAATCTGATTATGTAAGTCATTGAACTCTCGTGTTGCATCATCCTTGGCACTGTCAAGACCTCTACGTTTTGCGGAAAGTTCGTCATTCATGACCTGCATAATGCCGGACATATCAAATTGCAACTGCATTTCCTTGCTTCTCAAATCGCCTAACGTGCTACCGGCATTCTCCATTTTCTTGTCACATTCAGCGATTCTTCTTACCAGATCTACCTTTGCAAGTTCCTGCTCTGCCACGTCAACATCAACCTTGGATTTCTCGGCTTCATCAATACGTACCGGAATCTCTGACTGTTTCTTTTTCCACTCTGTAAGAGCTTTCTGAAATTTTGCACGAATATCATCCGTGGACGGTGCTTTCTCCAACTCGCCGAGTAATTGGGCATACTTAGCATCTGTCTGCGCCAGTTCAACATCCGATACATCCGTTACAAGGCGCATCAGAATATCCCGCTGCTCTTTCCATTTCATGGAAGAGAAATACTGCGGATTGGCCAGCATCTTGAACATATCCTCGCTCTGTGCCAGACTGGAAATATATTCTTTGAAATCAGCTTCACTTTTTGGATAACCGTCAATCTCAAATGAATTGACATTTCCCTGCAATGCAACAGTATCAGTACCACGTTTCTTAACCCAATTCTGCTTCTGAACCTTTGAAAGTTCCACTTCTTTCCCATCAACGTCAATAACTCCCACAACCTTAATTTCTACATTATCAATGCGGTTGCCGTCCTTATCCAGTGGTCGAACATTGAACTTTTCCTCTCCGGCACTATTCTTGTTAAACAGAAGCCATGTAAACGCATCGAATACCGTTGTCTTTCCTGCGGCGTTCTGTCCTTTGATACTTGTCTTATTGGAGAAATTCACATCAAGGCTCTTAATTCCCTTGAAATTCTCCATATGTAATGATCTAATTTTCAGTTTCATTTTCCTTCTCCTTCCACTCTTTATATTTTTTAAGTGCCTCTTCAAAGCATGCTTCATCGTCAATATATCCAAGAGCTGACTCTATAATTTTTGAATTAATAGTTGTTCCCTTTTTCCCCATCAGCTCAATGTCTCTTTGGTGTTCATTTGCAATAATGGCACATGCTGTATGAACTTTCGTCCTGCATGCAACCAGATCTGCATATTCCTCAACGGAAATTGTAACGGTATTTTCTGCCATCTTAATTTTCCTCCTCTAATACATTAATTTTGCTCACAGACACCTCATATGCTGTTCTCTGCTCTTCTGTCCCATCTTCGTACATCTTTACATACCCACGGCTCTGAATGCGTCCGGTAAGTTTCAAATGCGTTCCAACCGGAAGTCCAGATGTATACACCGCATTTCTGCCCCAGACAACACACGGAATATAATCTGATTTGCCATAGGAACGATTGACTGCGATTAATAAATCTGCAATTTCTCTTCCAAGCGGAGTTTTCCTGTAAATCGATTCTTTGCATACATATCCGTCAAGCTGGATTTTGTTCAAATCTGTATGCTCTCCCGGATTCGCTTTTTCAATTTCACAGACGAATACATATAATAACAGACGATTTCTCTTTTCCTCATGTTTGTTATAAGAACTATACACACCGGAAACATTAACGGCAGTGCCCGTGTATTTATCATTCAGATTGATTAATCTCTCTGAAATAATTAATGGGATAATATCAGCCGTTCCACTTAATCTATCCACTTTGAGGTACATATTATAAAATCCCTCTCCAAACACCTCATGGTTAAATTCCGGCTCTGTGATAATCGTTCCTGTAAGTTCCACTTTATTGTTTTCTGCTCTCATATTTGAATTTCTCCTTTTCTTATGCTAAAATAGGCGCAAATAGCTTATGCTATTGCTTTGATTGGGAATCATTCAGCTTTGGTCGGTTCGGATGATTCCTTTTCTTTTTCATAACTTCTTTATAATAAGGAAGTTTCTCTTTATCTTCGTTGCTGTCGCATATATAAATAATTCCATCGTCTGTTTCTTCATCTTTAAAAACATGATCCTCGACTATTTCTTCTGCTTCCTGCCAGTCTCCATCCACTTTGCATCCTATGTAGATCAGTAATAATCCACCTAACACAGGAATAGCTACCATCGGATTTACTGTTGCATCTGCGCTGATTCCAAGAAAAAAGAGTAACGCACCGGCTAATTCAATTACCTTTGCTATTTTTTTCATAGGCATCCTCTCATGTAATAGAAAAAAGTTTTTTTCATCTTCTTTTTAGGACTTTTTATTTCAAACTTTTCTCCTGTTTCATCGTCGATCATGTAATTGCCGTCGGAATGCATCGTATGTGGCTTTACTCCCTGTTCTTCCATGAACTCAAGCAAGATATCTTTGCCACCTTGTAAAATATTCATCTGACTTACAACTTCCATCCAATAAACCATAAAATGTGTAATATCCAAGTTCTGATATTCCATAAGAAATTCCGGTGCTTTATCTCCTATCAGTTTGTCCATACCGAACTTCTCAATGTAATTCCTTGTATAGAAGTAATCTTTCCACTGGTATTTTTCTCCATCGAATGTCTTTTCGATAGGAAACATATTCATAAATTCTCTTGGTGTCAAAGTCCCCACCATAGCACATATCACTTCAATAATATAAAATTCTTTTGTCACAAAGTCCGACTCTCCACGCTTTAACGACTTGCAATCAGATTTCCCTTTTAGTTTTATCAGCAAGTACAGATTCTTCTTGAAATCATCCGGATAAGCACTTTTAGACTCCTGTATTGTCATATTTTCCCAAAGACCTGCCATTTTACATTTTCTGTCAAATGCTCGTGCATAATTAATCCACTTAGGTTTAAAGTCGATCAGCTTTTTGCCGTCCATGACGTAAAAATTAAGCATCTTCATCATCCTTTCTCTCAATTAACGGTAAAACCCCATTCTTTTTAAGCTCTTCATACAGGAACAATCTTCCTTTTTGCGTCCATTCCGTCTGCATAACCACATCAGACCGCCCATTCGACCTTGTAATATCAATAGTCTTACTGTGAACATATCCAAGCCCTTGATATTGCCTGTATAAAATCCACTGTTTTCCTACTTTGCGCTGAACTCCTAACTCTTTCAGCATCTTATTAAACGCTTTAGCAGATATTCCATAATCCTGTGCGATCTGTGTTACCAGTACTGTTGATTTACTGTTCAAAATCAAATCCACATAGTTGACTTTTGGTTGCATTTCTAAAATGATGTTATTCATTTCAACAACTTCGGTTTCAAGTTCCTGTATCTGCTTGTCTTTCTGCTCAAGCATCTTGTGCGCTTCAATAACTGCAAGTGCCATAAGTTCTTCGCCGGTTGGAAAAACTGTTTGTGTCTGGTTGTAATAATTTTCTTCCAGTGCATCAAACTGTTCCCATGCCTTATCAGTCCCAAGCATTTTGCAATGACGGCTTGCACCTCGACGTGTCCAAAGATAAAGCTGATTCGCATTTTTCCCAACAAGGTCGAAATTTTCTACCATGTTCTTAAAAGCCTTTAAGTCAGATCCTTTTAGCAAATAATAATGCTCTCCCTCTTTAAACCGTTCTGCATTATTGCTATAGTTCTGTTTGATTTTCACATCTGTTGCTCCGTACACATCAGCCAACTGTGCGGTGGTGATAACTCTTTGTCCTTTCCACTCAATGACCGGCAATTCTTTTGTTCCAATATGTACTAATTCGTTCATTCTTCTCCTTTCCGGATTTTTGCAATAAAAAAAATCCAACTACCGCTTTGATAGTTGGAAAATACTGGTTGTCTCTATTTTGCTTTGTTGATACAATTAATGTACGGCGGCGGCCATCATGAAAGGAACTGTTATCATGAAAATCGTTAGTATACTTATCTCATTATTGGCATGGCGTGTTGCCGGTTACGACTTCTTCATAATTCTAACCATAACATCCATGACAATCGACCTATACAAAGGATTTAAAAAAGTACAAAAGAGATTAAATAAAATACTAAAGATGATGCGGAAAATAAAGCAATAATGTAACTCATTTCCTGCCGCCGTCGCATATTAATTGTATCAACTGATTTCCTGTGTTACAAACACATTTAATCTGCAAATTTAGACATATTTCTCAACTATCTCAATATTCAGTTCTTCTTATTCTTTCGTTTTTGAGTTCCCAGTTTCTTCACTGGTTGCCTTGCTTGCTGAACCCTCGACCATTCCCAGAACATATCCTTTCTGAAAATCGTTCATTTTGGGAATCGCGTCTTTCAACTTTTCTACAACTTTCTTTTCCTGTTCGCTCATGTATTCACTTCCTTTCTCCCTGTGATATAATTTCCTTATTAAATAAGGAAAGGCGGTGATAATATGGATAATGGTTATTCTGAAACATTTGCTACATATGAGTTTGCAGATAAAGGAACATATGTATGTATGCAATGCGGTGGCGAAAATAAAATTGGAATCGTCACTGTAAAGCAAGGCGAAATGCTACCAGAATGCAAAGAGTGCGGATATACTACATGGATTAAAATAATGTAGGATTTTTAAACACTCTCTTTTCCTCTGCGAGCGTTTGGCTTGTAACCGCCAAGTTATCATCAACCATATGCTCAATGAGGAACGTTCTTTTTACCACTCTCGTTCCATCTTCACATACTTGTGAAACATGCAAATACATTTTCCCATCTTTAATAAATGGAATAATAAGTATGCTCTGCAAAAACTTCCACTTCACAAAATGCTTATTAAAAAATGCAACTGCATGAGCCTTGATTTTACTCACTGTATCATCCCTTTCTGTGATATAATATTTTCAAAAACGGAGGAATTAACATGCTTCTAAAAATCGAAAGAATAATATTAAAGAAAATATCTAAAACGAATTTTTCAATCAAACTTTCCGATATAGGTAAATTTGATGGAGAAGATGCATACCAAGCGTTTTTGGATTTACAGGATAGAGGATATGTAACGAAAGTAAACACATCTATGGATAGATCGAGTTTTAGCTTCATAGTTACATCCAAAGGCAGATTCTACAAAGAATATCTTTTCTTGGAATTTTTGAGAAATATCCTCATTCCTTTTATTGTGGCTTTGATTACAGCAACTGCTACATATCATTTAGAAAAAGTAGCAGATAGCTATTCCGACAGCGGCACCAGCCAATGCGCTTACGAGTTGGATTCCACCGACAATGAATGGCTCAAACTTATCGAGTAAGTCACGCTTTTGCCGAAATGTCATTTTTTTCACCGTCTCACCTCTTTTCCATTTCTTTTGCAATATTATAATAACGCAATAGAAATATAAAGTCAATAACAAATTATTGCTTTTGTGATATTTTTGTGATAATATTATTGCAGAAAGGTGGTGAAGACTTGAGTGCAGTAAACGAACGCTTAAAATCTTTAAGAATATCATTAGGAATGAACCAAAAAGATTTTGGAGAAAGAATTGAAGTTGCGCAAACTTATTTATCTCAAATAGAAAAAGGGGATAGACCTGTTACCGACAAAATTTCAAAAATTGTTTGCTTACAAAATTGGAATGGTAAAAGCGTAAATGAAGAATGGTTCCTAACTGGAAACGGTGAAATGTTTGTTCCGGAAACTAAAGATGAACAAATTACAAGATTGCTTTCAGATGTGCTAAAGAAAGAAAATAGTGATTTTAAAAGAAGACTTGTAACTGCATTATCAAAACTTGATGATACCGGTTGGAAATACCTAGAAGATTTTATTGATTCTATTTCAGAAAACAAATAAGAAAAAGCCAAGGGCAATGCGCAAACCCTTGGCTTTCTTTCTATTCTAATAAATTTTTAACAAATACATATATAATTCTTAACCATTTTTCATTGTCGCAATTCGCGACCATTTCAGTTATTTTTTGTTTGTAAAACGCTTTGGCTTCATTGCACTCTTTTTCCCCCATATTGATTTCCTCCAATCATTCCGCACTTCCGATAGCGATACACAAATTATAGAACTTATGTTCGATAACGTCAACCCCATTTGACAAATTGCTACAAATTACAAACTCGTTTGTAGTTGAGGGACAAGAAAACGCCTTATCCCGCCCCTCAGCCAGAACTTGAAGTGCCCTTATCGGACAATTTTATTTTACAAATTTTCCCGCAAACATTCAATTTCTTTCGGTCGCAAGTTTCGACAGGTAAATTTCTTATTGTCGCAGAATGTCGATTGATTAGTTTAAATTTTGTTAAAAAAATTAATTACTGGTTGAAAATTATGCATCTGCCAGTTATCTGTGATGAATTTTAAGTGCATAATTTTCCTTTCTGCCCGTAGGCTTGTTATTTAAAAGAGCCGGCTACACAACACATGGTCATGTAATCGGCTCTTAGGCTCTTGATTTTATTATATTTAATTTTTAATGCAGTTTTTTTACAGCTTAGGTGCGATCTTTACCATATTTAACCATTCCTGCACATTAAGATTTGAACCTGAGTTCTGATAAGTACTGAGTGTACCAGTCTGTCCCGGTCCGAAAGTGCCACCACTCGTTACCTGTAAAGTTGATGCACCGCCGGATACCGCAGGAACTCTGACTCGTCCCATGACATAGTTAGATGTTGTATTTGTTATAAAAACTTCACGAAACCCATTTGCGTTTGAACTGAAAGTGACAAGACCTGTAATAAGATAATACCCATCATCCGGGACAGTGAAATACTGCACGACAGGAGTTTGGTCATTATAATTTGTTGCAGTATTGGATAAGGCAGATACATTATTTTTGGCATCTGACTTTTTTAAATATGTGTCTGGAATGTTATTACCATCATAATCTGCACTAGCACGGGCAACTCGTACGCCAGGATAAGTATCATTCTGCTCGTTGTGTGCAATGAGATCTATCATATTATCATTATTAATATTAAACATTGGCATAAGCGAACCCATAATTCCAGACCAGTCGCTTTTCATTATTTTAATAAAATACTTATTTGCTAAACCGCTGTTTAACGATGATATCGCCCCGGTACAAGTACCATTCCCAATCTTAGAAATGTCTGTCGTTCCAAGCATTTTATAGAGATACCGCACATTCTTGAACATCTGTGACACCTTTGCAAAAATTGAAGAGTGTTTTTCGCCGCTTGATAATTTTGATACAGTCGTCCACGCTGACGCTGATCCGTCTGCCACATCACTACTCGTAAAAGTTGCTGTATTCTCTGCTGTATCTCCACCGGTTGCCACTGCACCGACGTTTTCTGCTGTGAGTTCTACATTGCCCCTACGGAAAGAATCTTCATTTACACCTTTGATTCCGGTAACTGGA